AGGAGGGCTAAGATGTTAGCAGTCACACTTACACTATCTTCGATCATTTCAATCATGTTTCTTTTGGTTGGAGGGGTCATAGGATATCTTTTAAAGGAGTATGTAATCGAGAGGAACTCAACACTTATCCCAACACATCCAGAAATGTTTGATGAGAATGGCATGGTCATTCCAGATGACATCCTGGCAGTCAGATTTGAAAACAACCTTGAGGACTTTGATTCTGAGGATTGACACCCACTAACAAGTATATTACACTGATACCATGGCAACAAAATCTTTCACTGTGAAAACAAAATTACCACCTAACCCCTTTGTACATGAGATCTTTGAGTTGGTTTCTAAACAGAGATCCAAAGCAAAAAAGGTTGAGGTTCTGAAGGAACAAAGGTGTGATGCATTGACCGCACTTCTTATCTGGAACTTTGATGATTCAATCATCTCTCTTCTTCCCGAGGGTGAAGTTCCTTATGAGAAGAATGAAGTGCCTGTTGGTACAGACCACACTTCTCTTCGTAAAGAGTGGAAGAATCTTTATCACTTCGTGAAAGGTGGTAATGATAGTTTGTCGAAGACTCGAAGGGAATCGATGTTCATTCAGATTCTTGAGGGTCTTCATCCACACGAAGCAGATGTCTTGTGTCTTGTAAAGGATAAAAAACTAGCTGCTCAATATAAAATTACTCGTGATGTTGTCGAACAAGCATACCCTGATATTCAGTGGGGTGGTCGGTCTTGAGTAAAGATATTAAAATTATTCATCAAGATTGTGATCCAACCATGGCAGAAGATAGGTCACTTCCTTATTCTGCCTACTTGATTGAATATCTTCAAGATGGTATGACAAAATTTGATATTGCCACAGGAAATAAACAAGTCGATTTGTTTGATTACTACTGGGATAATTATCGTCATGATTTCAAAAACATGACTCAGACTGAGGGAAGAATCAATCCAAAACTTTGGGGCAATAAACCACCAGATAAGAAAAAGAAATGAAAGGGTTTGACGTAAACTTTGAAGGGATCGATATGAATCCTGATCAAGTTCAAGCAATTCTAAAAAAATATAAGAAGGTCAAGAAATACCAGAGGTCAAATATCTTTGAAGTAAAGAAGATGGATGGTACAGAGGACTACGTATCTGAGCTGATAAGGGAAGGTGAAGAATACGGACCACTTGACTAAATACTTACAATGGTCTACACTAGACCTACGTTCAACCCACTTCGGTGGGTCGCAAGTAAGTCGCGGAACGGAGCGTTCATCCCATGATTGAGTTACTATTCTATTCAACTCTGGCATGTGCAGATGCTGATGCTTTAATCCTTGGGATTAATGGGCATAAGGGTCTGAAACCCGAGTGGAAAGTGGAACTGGTTGAGACCGTAAAGGAATCTGTACCAGAATGTAATCACTATTGGGACGCAAACGACTAAAGGAACGGGCCTAAAAATCCAACTACTTTAGGAGTAAGACAAATGAACACCTTAAATCTCATCAAGAAGCAAATCGAGAAGGCATCTGCTCTTCACGATGCTCAGATTACTCACACTTCATATCGTGGTGTTGAGTATACCTGCAAGCAGGATGGTCAGGAAGTACATGGTACTTTTTGCTATCGTGGTCGCTCGTATGTAAAGTGAGATGGAAGCACTACAAATTGCTGGGATCGTATCCCTAAGTTCTGTAGCATTCCTTTCACTGATATACGGAGAGATTAAAGTTCTTTCCAAATAAACACAGAGGGGTTGATCCCCTCTTTTTTTATGGTATAATATCTGGACAACATCATCTAGTGTTATGGAGAAAGACAATCTTAAAGTCATCGTCAGAAACCTTAGGCTTCTTCTTGACGCATTAGAGTCTGAGGTGTATTCTGATCCTGCTGCATACACGGACAAGCGGGAAAACTTTGACGATGAGTATTATCCTCTTGCCGACTATGACGAGGTATTCGAAGATGACGACAACTGATGATTGGAGGTACACGGAGGAGAGAATGAAACTCCGTGAACAATGTCTTAAAGTTTTGTTAAATAGGTATGGTAGTGGTCGTATAGACGAGACATCATATTCTACAAAAGACATTTATGAGTGTGTTGACACTTGGATCTCTCAGGGGAACAAGTTGAGTAATGGGATCGTTGCATATTTCAACGCATACTTCAACCATGAAAACAAAGAAAGCAATCAAGTACATCCTAAAACATCCTGACCTCTTTACTCAAGGTGAGTTAGAGTATGTTAGAATGATGAAAAAAGAACGTAAGGTTTTAAAGAAGAAACATGAATCAAGCGAAACTAATCTCAGTAACTCCTGATGCTGAGCAACACATTGCGTATTGTGCGCGTGTGTCAAACCCAAATAATCAGGACAATGAGAACTTTGCTGGTCTCTTAAAGTATTGTATTAAACATCAACACTGGAGTATCTTTGAACAAGCGTTCATGACTCTAGAGATGGAGACGACTCGTGGTCTTGCAGCTCAAGTCCTGCGGCATCGCTCGTTCACCTTCCAGGAGTTTTCTCAACGATATGCAAGTACCAACCTCCTGTCTTCTGACATTGAACTACCTGAACTGAGACGACAGGACACCAAGAATCGTCAGAATAGTATTGACGATCTTGATCCTGAAATTGTTGAACGTCTAGAACGTCAGATGGTAACTCTGTTCAGTTCTGCGTCCAATCTTTACAATCAGATGTTGGATGCTGGAGTCGCAAAGGAGTGTGCTCGTTTTGTACTACCTCTTGCAACACCAACCAAGATGTATATGACTGGTTCAATTCGCAGTTGGATTCATTACATCGATCTGAGGTCAGCAAACGGAACTCAGAAAGAACATATGGATCTTGCAAACTCTTGTAAAGAGATTTTTAAGGAACAATTCCCTGTCATTTCAGAGGCTTTGGATTGGTAATAAATATACACACACATAATGGAGATTAGATGTGGCAACGTATCCTGTAAGAAACAAGGAAACTGGTGAAGAAAAAGAAGTCGTCATGAGTATTCATGAATGGGATAAGTGGAGAGAAGAAAATCCTGACTGGGAAAGATTCTATACACCTGACAATGCTCCTTGTCTGGGGGTAGAGGTTGGTGATATGTTTAATAAACTTTACACCAAACACCCAGGATGGAAAGATGTCATTAGTAAAGCCAAAAAACAACCAGGTTCAAATCTAAAACACTACGATTAATTTTATGCCAGCAAAGAAGAAAGCAGGTATTGGTAGTACCAATCCAGTTCCATTTGGAATGTCTAATAAAATGATGAAGAGAAAGAAACCAATCAATCTCGATTTCATTAAAAAAATTGAACCTATCACAGACAATCAACAGATTTTCTTTGATAGATATAAATCTGAACAGAATTTGGTTGCATATGGATGTGCTGGAACTGGTAAGACCTTTATCACTCTCTACAATGCATTGTTGGATGTTTTAGATCCAAAGACACCATACGAAAAGATCTACATCGTCAGGTCTCTTGTACCTACCAGAGAGATTGGATTCCTCCCTGGTGATCATGAAGATAAATCATCTCTTTATCAAATTCCTTACAAGAACATGGTCAAGTACATGTTTGAGATGCCAGACGATGCTTCCTTTGAGATGTTGTACAACAACCTCAAGGCACAGGGTACAATCTCCTTCTGGTCCACCTCATTTATTCGTGGTACGACACTTGATAATGTAATTGTCATTGTTGACGAGTTCCAGAATCTCAACTTCCATGAACTTGATTCGATGATTACTCGTATTGGTGAACATTCAAAAATCATGTTCTGTGGTGATGCATCTCAGTCTGACTTGACAAAACAGAATGAGAGGAATGGTATCGCAGACTTTATGCGTGTCTTGACTAACATGCCATCTTTTGATACAATTGAATTTGAAGCAGAAGATATCTGCAGAAGTGGACTTGTTAAAGAGTACATCATTGCTAAACTTGAATTAGGTATGTAATGTTCAATCATATTGAAATAGATTATCCGTCTCTCGAAAGGGAGACGATTGATGGTGTTAGATATTATGATACTCCTCAAGGGAAAAAATTAGTATCAATCACGTCTGTTATCAGTCATTACAACAGAGAGATCTTCACTAAGTGGAGAAAACGTGTTGGTGTTGATGAGGCAAACAAGATTACTAAGGCAGCAACCAGTCGTGGCACTGACATGCACACACTGGTTGAACATTACATGAAAAATGAAAAACTTCCTAGTGTACAACCGTTGTCCGAATATTTGTTCAGACAATCTAAACCTACTCTAGATAAAATCGATAACATTCATGCAATCGAACAGTCATTATTTTCAAACCAGTTAGGAGTTGCTGGAACTGTAGATTGTATCGCAGAATATGAAGGTGAACTTGCAATCATCGATTTTAAGACGAGCAAGAAACCAAAACCTGAAAAGTGGATCGAACATTATTATGTACAGTGTGCAGCATATGCCTGTATGCTTTATGAAATGACTGGTATCGCAGTCAAAAAATTTGTTATTATTATGTCCTGTGAGGATGGAGAATGTGTCGTTTATGAACAGTATGACAAGAGTAAGTACATCAAACTTCTCACCGAATATATTAGAGAGTTTGTTCAATTCAAATTACAGGAATATGGTAAAACCTGAACTCAGTGTGGAACAACTCATCGAGAATAAGTTCTACAATAGTAGGACGTTTTCTGAAGAGATTGAAAAGATTGCAAAAGAAAACAAGGACATGAAGTACATGGATTCTATTGTTTTCTTCTGTGAGAAAAACAATATTGACATTGAGTCTATTCCTAAGTTAATATCTAAACCCTTGAAGGAAAAACTCAAAGCCGAAGCAATGGAATTGAATCTCCTCAAGAGAACATCTCATGCTAAACTCCCAATATGATTCCCAAAGTGAAACCCTTTGATTGCTACAAGAGTTATCTTGGATTGAAAAATCACTTTACAAAAGAGAAGTACGACTATCATAGATACAGTGGGAAATCCCGTGCGTCATTAGAGTCATTCTATAAACGTAAGGATAGATTTTTCTTCGAAAAACTCAGCCGGCAAAAAGATGATAGCGAAGTTATTGAATTCTTCGTTAGTAATTTTGTGTCTTGTGATGATCCTCAGTCTTTGTGGATTGGTGAGATCGTGCGGAACGGTGAACAAAACTATACCAATTGGAAGAGACGCCTTCAATCTCTATCTTATACGTTCAGGTCAGAGATAGATAGTGTCTTTACAGACAAAAATTTTGATGAAATGTTCTTTATTGATGGAACAAAACATCCTCAAATTGTAAGAGAACATCTCGGAAAAAATTTATCTTTAGAATCTTTAGTCATTTTGAATAAGATTCTAGGGTTCAAAACACATTTCGATAGTAAACTGAAGGATCCTGTTTGGAAATTCTTATCTATGAGAATTGACAAGTATGATTCCTTTATACATATTGATGTATTTAAATTTAAATCAATCCTCAAGGAGGTTATTATTCATGGCACTTGATAATGCAACAGTACTTCAGAATCTGATTACACAAAGAGCTGATCTTCAACAACAAATTGCCAGTGGACAAGAATTATTTGTCAAACTTACTGGTGCAATTGAAGTGCTTGAAGAGATTGTGAAATCTGCAGAAGAAGAAGAAACAGAAAATACAGAAGAGTCGGTAGGATCAGTAGATTTGGTAGAATGAGTTTCTTTCAATCAGAAATTGTTCAAACGGAAATGAAAGAGATCTCTGATCTTCAAGAAGAGATCTATAAAAACGTGTTTTCATTTCCGTCCATGTCAAATAAGGATAAGTTAGAACATGTTGAAATGTTGGAGGAACTGTTGAAGAAACAACAGGTTCTCTACACTCGTCTGAGTCTTTCTGACGACCCTGAAGCTCAGTTGATGAAAGATAGTATTATGTCCTCCGCAAGACAACTGGGCTTCCCTGCTGACGTGGATCTGTCCTACGTTTTTGCTAATATGACGAACGTCATAGATAATATGAGAAAACACCTTGACGAGTCCCTCTGAGGGGTGTAGTATACGGGGGTGGTTAGGTCCCCCACCCAAACTTAACCAACAAGCCAAATACAAACTACAGGTAAATACGAATGTCTTTTTCAGATCTTAAGAAACAATCCTCTCTTGGTTCTCTGACACAGAAACTGGTCAAAGAAGTAGAGAAGCAAAACGGTGGTGGCGGCGGTGGTGCCGATGACCGTCTGTGGAAACCAGAGATGGACAAAAGTGGTAACGGATATGCTGTTATTCGTTTCCTTCCTGCTCCCGAAGGGGAAGATCTCCCTTGGGTGAAACTGTTCTCCCATGCCTTCCAAGGTCCTGGTGGTTGGTACATCGAAAACTCCCTGACTACCATTGGTGGTAAGGATCCTATCGGTGAACTGAACCGTGAACTGTGGAATAGTGGTAACGAAGCAGATAAGGAAACCGTTCGCAAACAAAAGCGTAAACTTTCTTTCTACGCAAACATCTACGTGGTCAAGGACCCTGCCAACCCTCAGAATGAAGGTAAGGTATTCCTGTACAAATTTGGTAAGAAGATCTTCGACAAGATCATGGAAGCAATGCAACCTGAATTCGAAGATGAAACTCCTATCAATCCCTTTGACTTCTGGCAAGGTGCCAACTTCAAACTCAAACTGAAGAAGGTTGCTGGTTATTGGAACTATGATAGTTCCGAGTTCGATCGTGTGTCTCCTCTCCTGGATGACGATGAAGCGATGGAAGCAATCTGGAAGAAGCAGTATTCACTTACTGCATTCACTGCACCCGATCAGTTCAAATCCTATGATGAACTGAAGAAGCGTCTTGATTATGTACTGGGCAACAAGTCCACCCGTCGATCAACCGTAGAGGAAGAAACTGAGTATGATAACTACGCAGCAACAGAACGAAAGACTGTCTCCGAAGAAGAAGTCATGCGAAAACTGGAAGACTCCTACCAGTCTTCAAAGACAACTTCTGACTTCAACTCTCCTGATATTACTGTCAGTAAGGGAGACGATGACGAAGACCCCATGTCCTACTTCAGTAAGCTTGCGGAGTCCTGATACCAAAATCGCTTTTTGATTTCATAAATGCCCCGAAAAAAATCGGGGTATTTTTTTGCTCTAATACTTTTTTTTATTCGTAAATTCTAATGTTATTACCCCTTACAACACGATCCGAAACGTATTGTGAGGAACCAGGAGTATATGGCATTATCTCTTCAATGTCGTCGATTACAAGACCGATGTAGATGTCTTTCAGAACGAATATACTTCTCTTTTCAGTTTCTTTTCTATCTTCGTAGATGAAGTTTGATACAGGAAATGTACTTGACCTGGTGACCATTTGTTGAAGACCAGTATCATAGAAAGTGATACTATAATTTTCGGGTACTTCCAGTCCTTCGGGTACAATCAATCTACCAAGACTATCAACCACCTGATTGGTTTCATGGTGATGTGTTGCATTAATGTTGTCATATGTACCATACTTATTCAAGAGATACTTATTAAATGACTCTTGGTCTTTTGGCCATTCCGTTTCGAAATTAATGATGTTATTACATAACATTACCACCCAATCGAGATTTGGATCTCCATAAAGTTTATCTGCGATATTATCAGGTCTTTCGTCACCTTCTACTTGATACTTGGTGAAAAAGTTGAGATCTTCAAAAATATTATCCGAGATTTTAGCTCTCTTAAAAATATTTTTTACCCGAGTATAGTCAGATATACTCTGACCATTCTTTGTTCTATCAACGTAATCAAAATCTGGTAAATTTCTAAAATACTTTTTTGCCATGTTTAGAATCCCATGTTTGGTTCGTCAATTTGATTATATTCATCTGCATAATTTGGAACCACTTCTTTAAAAGTTAAATCGATGGTGTATCGAGTCATCGATCCATCTTTCAATGTCATATAAGAATTATCTGGTGTATAATTGACGTTAAAACTTGCCAACATACAAGGTTTAAATTTATTTAGAAACGGATGTGTGGCTTGAGTGGTAGAATTACTTTTAAAAATGTACTTAAGTAAGAACACACGAGGTGTCATTAAAAATGCCGTTGATCCTGATCTTTGTGGTAAGGAGTTTCTCTTAAATGCTCTGACAATCTTTCTAATCATCTCAGCTTCATCTCTTGATCTTGGTGTCATTGGAAAACTGAATTGAAATGACCTCAATGTTGGACCACTGAATAATACGGTCATGTTTGGATTGACAACCATTCCTGTGGCTCTACCGACCAGGTTTGTACCAACTGCTTGACCCGCAAAATATGCAGCTAAATATGACTTTGTTGCATTATCACCTGCTATACTCTGTGCATTAGCTAGAGCTTGTTTACCAGCCTCTCCAATTTTTGCAAAATCGCCACTTCCAAGACCCTTAATTGCACCCTCGGCAAGTTGACCACCCGCCAATTGCATGAAGTTAGCACTTGAGTCTTCATAATTTACAGAATTTGATTCTGACAAGTTCGGTTGCATTGGGAGGATGACAGTTTCAAACCTTTTTCCTCCGACATTTGCTTGACTTAAATCACCCGCTTGTGCTTCTAGACCACTTGGTTTATATTCTGCTGCTTGAATACTGATGTAATCGTATTCAAATTCATTTGGCATTTCTAGTGGATATCTTAAAATATCTTGACTACCACCTACTGTAAAAGTTTTAATATTTTGATTACCTAAGGCATCTGCCCCGCCTGGTGTAGATGAATCTCCAGATCCATTTACATCTGCCCCAGTCTCACTGTTTATACTGTTGTTTACACCACCTGTATTAGGATTGGTTGAATCAACTACGGTTGAAGGATCATTACTGAAGGGATCAGAAGAAGTAATACTTCCATCTTGATTCACATATTGTCCAGTTACTGGATTTTTCATTCCAGGGACACCTGATTCGAAATATTGTGTTGCTAACTTTCCACCATCGTTTGCATTGTTAGCAGTTGTTGTCAGAGACTCTGCTCTATGATCATTAAAGACACTTGTTTGTTTATAAAATTGAGTTTCGAATTGATCACTATTTAAATTTTTACCCGTGGCATTGGTGTACAAATTTTTAAAAGTACTTGGATTCACTAAATTCCAATTTGAACCCGTACCTTGAGCAAGAACACCTAACTTACCTTCTGCATCCTTTATCTGCATAACCCCAGTTTCTGTGTTGATTTCTTCTGTAAGAACCAACCCATTCCACATTATATTGGTCTTTTTGATTGCCATTACACTAGGGAATTTTAATTATTTATTGTGAAACTTTGATATGGAATTGCTCTTAAAGTCTTCAATTCCATAGGATATACGGTATATAGAACGTTCTGTATCTCATCCCAGGTATAATTTCTCATTTCACCCCAGTGATAGTTTAAACCCCTAAATCCCCATCTAAAAACCCCAGTGACGGCAACTAAAGGAAATCTGTCGTATTCAACTCTGGGTGTTTTAGCAGTGTATATGAATGTATAATATCTACCCGTATCAGGAACAACTTCTGTATCGTCAAGTTTTGCAATAATCTCCAACATCATATCGTCTTCATCTCTCATAGACTTGATACGATTTACTTCTTCTTCAGAAAATCTGTTGATCTCACTATTCAGATAGTCCTGTTGTTCTTCATCCACGTGCTCTTAGGTCTTTAGCTCTGAATCCTGCAGGAGGTAAACGTTTTTGATTACTTCTAGCTGGGTTTAATCTCTTCTGGGTAGAAGGTCCAAGGTCTTGCACGTTGACCTTCTGGACACCCATATTGTCTCTTGAGAGATTAGACTTAGCAGGTCTGATTGCAGGTCTCTGTCTACTACCAGCCATCGCTGTTGATGCTGGTCTTGCAGAGATCTGTTTGTGTTGTGGTGGTTGTTTAGAAGCAGCTGTTCTTCTTGCGACCATCGAGTCCTTACCTGCAGGAAGTGCTGGACGTTCCTTTCCCTGTTGAGGTTTTGAACTTCTGTATGGTTGTGGTTTTCTTGGTCGAATTCTTGAACTTCTATATGGTTGAGGTTTTCTATCAGGTTGTTTACCTGGACCATCAGGTTTCTCTTGACTTGTTTCTTGGTCCTGGCCACCACCATTATTATCTTTCTTCTTTCTCTTGAAATAATCAAGGACAGATCCTTGTTTTCTACTCACTGGGCCACCAAAGGTATCTGAATCACCACCAGTGACACTACGATTAATCGTTGACTGGGTATCTCCAGCTGCATCTTCAGATAGGAACTCTTTAAAAGTCTTCATTTTCTTACTCGAACGTAACGGGTATAACCAAATGTCACATCCACTGTGAGAGGGGTATCTCTATTAGCATATGCCAATTCCATACTATTTATAGCTTTAGGATATGCTTGAATCATTTCATATTCCATGTATTTCTTTGTTGATGACTCTTCGAAAGGACCTCTTCTTCTATCATAGTCTCTTTCAAACTTAGTCAAGTAGAGACTACTTGATGCATATTCATTATAATAGTTCTGTCTATAAAATGCTTGTCCCGATCTATAATCATCCCTATCAAGAGTTGTATCAACACCACTCATGTAATCAATCCAACCTTCAAAGAATTCAATAATTTCGTATTTGGTATCAACATAGAAGGACAATCCTATCTCGTTTTCGTATGCTCTACGATATGGGATTTCTTGTGTCACACCATGATAGTCTGCACTCACCGAGTGAGTAAGAAATGATGTAGAGGGAGTACTTATAACATTACAGGACAACTCTAAGTCTTCACCAGATGTAAAATAATTTACACCACGACTAGCAATAAAACCTTGAACCACAGGTGGTGGTGTAAATTTTACCATGTATGTAGTGGGACGAGCAATATCAAGAAGTCTCGTCTTTATTTCAGAAGTTTTATATGTTCTCGGCGTTGGACCTGCCATCTAAATACTGATACTACTTCTATTACTATGTATAACTGATGCCAAGGGGTTCGAAGTATCATCAAGGTAGATTTCACCCTCAACATCCTGAAAAATATATGGGGGATGCGAGAAATATAGTCTATCGTAGTAGTTGGGAACTACACTTTTTAAAGTGGTGTGATAGAAATGATGCTGTCTTGAAATATGCGTCGGAGGAGTTCTCGATACCATATGTATCACCTGTTGACAAAAGAGTTCATAGATATTATCCTGACGGAATTGTACAAATAAGACACCAGGATGGAAGAGTGTGTCGATACATCATTGAGATCAAACCTCAAAGACAATGTGTTGAACCAAAGAAACCATCCAGAGTCACGAAGTCGTACATAAATGAATGTACAACCTATGCGGTGAATCAAGCAAAATGGCTTGCGGCAGAGGAATTTGCAAAAGATAATGGCGTTCAGTTCAAAGTTTTGACCGAACATGATCTGGGAATCCCTCAACCAAAAAGCCGTAGAAAACGTAAATAAATAATCACATCTGAAATCTTTATTAGATTGTCATGCCTTTACCAAAAATTGCTACCCCAACATATGAGTTGGAACTACCCTCTACTAAACAAACTATTAAGTTTAGACCTTTCTTAGTCAAAGAAGAGAAATTACTTGTTCTTGCACTGGAGAGTGAGGATACAAAAAATATTACGACTGCAATCAAAACAGTTATCAAAAACTGTATCACTACAAGAGGAGTCAAGGTAGAAAATCTTCCTACTTTTGATATTGAATATCTCTTCTTGAACATTAGGGGTAAGTCTGTTGGTGAAGAGGTTGAAGTAAATCTGGTTGCACCCGATGACGGTGAAACGACTGTCACTGTAAGGATTGACCTTGAGGATATCAAGGTTGTTGAAACTGAAGGACACGATAAACAGATCAGACTTGATGACAATCTTATGATGGAGATGAAGTACCCATCTCTTGATCAGTTCATCAAAAATAACTTTGATTTCAACGACACAGGTGTTGATAAATCATTTGAATTGATTGCAACTTGTATTGATAAAATCTATAACGAAGAAGAAGTTTGGTCTACTGAGGATGTGAGTAAAAAGGAAATTATCGAATTCCTTGAACAAATGAGTTCTGCTCAATTTAAATTAATTGAAAAGTTCTTTGAGACAATGCCTAAACTTTCTCATACCGTAGAATTAAAAAACCCAGTAACCAAAGTTAAGAGTACAGTCGTACTGGAGGGTCTTTCAAGTTTTTTCGGATAGGTTTGGTACACATGGACTTGGAGAATTACTTCAGGTTAAATTTTTCCTTAATGCAGTACCATAAATATTCATTGACAGAGATCGAAAACATGATGCCTTGGGAAAGGGACATCTATGTTGCATTACTTCAAAATCATTTAGAGGAAGAAGAGCAAAAGATGAAGGCACGCAATGGTTAGAAAAAACCGTAGGAAATCATCAAAGAAGGACCTTGCTGAGGAAATCCTCAGAGAACTTCAAGGTGCCAAAAAATCTGATGATGCACCTGCGGGTTTGGACGATCTTATTAAGAGTATTCAAAACGAAGCGAAGAGAGAAGAAAAAAGAAAAAAGGAAATTACAGCAATTGTCAAAAGTGTAGGTAAGGCAAAGAAAAGACCAAAACCAAAGGTAGAAGAAATCGATCCAAGGATTTTAGAATTACTTGGTATTGAAGAATATGAGGCTGAATTAGATTATGATGATTATGTTGTCTTACTTAAGGAAGTAATGGCACAGAGAGTGGTATCTGGTGGGAGTGAAGAAAGAGAAGGAGATACTGAACGTTTAAAGAAAGAATTAAAAAGAGCAAGAGGTTCAACTGGAAGATTTAAAGTTAAACCTAAGAAGACTGTAAAGGCTTCAACTTTCACTGGAAGAAAGAGTAGGACAAGTCAACCAAGACAACAGACCTCAAATAGAATTACAAATCTCGGTAGAAATGAGGAACAGGTTAAGACTGAGATTAGAACGGAAAGACAGGAAGAACTCATTCCTTTATCATCATCATTAACAAAAATCGATAACAACCTTAGACAAGTCCTTGAACTTGATAGGGATAAGAATAAGAAAGAAAAGAGTGCTGCAAATAAACTGAGAAGAGAGAAAGCAACTGCGAGGAGAAGAGGACGTGAAGCACGAATGGAGGGTGGTGGATCACAATCTGATCCTAAGAAACTAGAGAAGGTTACCAAACCATTTACAGGTGCCTTTGATGCAATAATGAATTTCTTCAAGAATATTGCACTTGGAGGACTTGTTACTTTCTTATTAGAGGTAGTCAAAGATCCTGGTATCATCATCAGACCTTTCTATGACTTTGGTAATTTTATAATTGATTTTATCAATAAGTACATTATTGGTTTTGCTAATTTTCTTTTAACTCCTATTAATTTAATAGTTGATGTATTAAATTTTGCAAATAGAAAAATTATTGAACTTTTCAATAGTCTTTCGAAATTAAATCCGTTTGATGATTCCGATCCAGTCGAATATAAGGAGATTGGAGATATTAAAATACCAGAAATACCCAATTTAGAGTATCCACAATTTGCACAGAAACAAGAAGGTGGTGGTGAAGTTGTAGATGCAAATAGTATCTCAATGGTCAAAGGTGGAGCTATTGATAATAGTACTGGTCTGAAAGTAAAAGGTATGGGTAAGGACACCCAACTTATTGCTGCACAACCAGGTGAAATCATGATGAGTAAGAAGGCGGTTGATGCATATGGTGCATCTAATCTATTGAAAGCTAATGCTGCGGCAGGTGGAAGTAATACACCTAACTTCGGAAACATCCTTGGTTTTGAGGGTGGTGGTATGGTTGGTGGTAATTACGACAGTTTTGCAAAAGAGATGATCAAGGTCCATGAGGGACTGCGACTTGATAAGTATCTCGATAGTCGTGGATTCCCTACGATTGGTTATGGTCACTTGATTGAAAAAGGTGAATCGATGCCTGACCGTATCACTAAACAGAAGGCAGACGAGTTATTTGATATTGATTATAGACATCATAAGAAAGCTGCTGAGAAGATTCCTGGATTTGATCAGGCAGGTGGAATGCAGAAAGCAGCATTAATTGACCTAACATTTAATATGGGTCCTGCATGGGCAAGTGGATTCCCAGCGTTTAAAAAAGCGTTCAAAGAGGGTAATTATGAACAAGCAGGTAATGAATTGGTCGATAGTGCATGGTATGGTCAAGTTGGTCGAAGAGCACCAACGATTGTAAATCTGATCAAGGGTAAGAGTGCTAATGCAGCATATTTGAAAGACACACCTAAACCTTCACCAGGATCTGGTGGGTCGAGTCAAACAATGATTGCTTCATCACCACAATCTTCTAACATTCAACCATATAGTAATACTGGTGGTGGAAGTTCACAAGTGGCTATACCTTTACCACAAAAACAACAAGGAACAAATAGTGCATCATCTGCTGGTCAAAAAACAGTACCAGGATTCTCTGCTGAGGACATGAATAATTTTGATTTGATTGTGGTAAAATCAATCTATAACATAGTGGGGTAAGATATGGCCATACCTATGTTACTGGGAGGAGTTGCTAAAGGTCTTATTGGTGGTGCAGCCAAAAAGGCAGTAAGTGGTGGTGGTAAGAAGACAGGAGGAGTAAAAAAGTTTGTCTCTGGAAAGGACGCATCTGCCATTGTAAAACAATCAAAAGAAGGTATTATCAAAAAATCGAATGTCATCCCGAAAAGACAGACGAAGTTTATCAGTCTTCCATCTTCGGTTTACAAGGTACCAGACACAAAGAATGATAAAGACACATCTGTTGATAGTCTCAAGAAGCAACTTGATAATATTGAAAAGACCACTCAATCATTGATATTGATTGGTAAGAATGAGAATGAAAACCTTCAGGCAATGGCTCGAAGTGTTGAAGAGGAATCTGACAAAAGAGATAGAGAAAGACTTGAAAATAATTTAGAGAAGTCAAAGAAGAAGAAAGGAAAAAGTGGTGTATCTTTTATTACACCAAATGGTGGTTTTGATCCTCTCGGTTTTCTAACAAATATTCTCTTAGGGGGAGCTGCATTAGGTCTTCTTAATCTCATTAATGGAAAATTTGGAAAAATTGGTAAGATGGACGTAGGTCCATTAAAGAATTTTCTTGTTGCTGCTGCAGTATTACTCAAACCTACTAAGAATGCTCTAAAAACAGTATTTTCGAAATTTGGTTCTATAACTGGTAAAATAAAATCAAGATTTTTAAAAACGGCCAAGGGTTTTGGAAATGGTATAAAAAATCTTGTAAAGGGTGTCAAGAATTTATTACTTAAAGCAATAGGGTTTAAACCAGGGACACCAGCTCCTCCAAAGACACGTGCTCCTAAAGGAAAATCAACGAGTTCTACAAGAACAAGTTCTACAAGAACACCCACAAGAAGTACATTCAAATTAGAACAAGCAAGAAAACAACTTACAGGACCACAAGCAACAGTCAGACCAGGATCTATCGCTGATAGAACTAAACAACTTGGTGCAAGAATGCAAACTGGTACTGCCTTTGGAGGTAGGGCTGCTGGTCTTCAAAAGGCATTATATAAAGCTCCAGGTCAAATATCTAACGTTGCTCGACAGGGTGTCAATAATGCCAAGGCTATTGCCAGAGGTGTCAAGGCATCAATGGCAGCCACCAAGAATGTCTTGGGAAGAGTTCCAATTCTTGGGTCACTTTTGGTAGGTGTCTTTACACTCTTTGAAGATGAAGACGGTGATGGAAAACCTGATATGAAGTTTGACAAGGCACTATTCAAGATGGGTGGTGCCGCACTTGGTGGTGTTATAGGTTCATTCATTCCAATCCCAGTTGTTGGGACAATGATTGGTACTTTTCTTGGTGAGTATATTGGTGATATATTCTATACACTACTGAAAGGTGGTGGTGTCAAGGCTGTTGGTGAGAAGTTAAAGAAAGATATTGGACAGGCATTAAAAGGTCTTGACTGGCTTGGAGGTATCTTAAAGGATGCAGGAGAAGTTGCAATGAACTGGGTGAAGGGAGTCTTCTCCAGATTTTATGAAGCCCTTCCAAAGTTGAAGTTCCCTGAGAAGATAGGATTTGTTCCTTTCCCATTTGGTCTTGGTGGAAAGGAAATACCTCACCCCAGATTGTTTGGTACTGGAATCGTTGAACTTCCTGCAGCATTGTTAAAGGCCATACAAAATCCAGATGCACAACCTAAGGGTCAATTAGTTGAACCAAGTGGTGATGCAAGTCCAGATGAAGTAGAAGGATTATCAGGTGATGCTTCTTACATGACTACTTCTTCAGGTGCTGCATCTCCGACTACAATAACACCTACCGAAGGGTCATCTGGTGGTTCTCTAAAAGATACTGTAGACGTTGTAAACTTCCAAAGTATTGGTGCAGGGACTGGTCCTGTCGGAATGACAAGTGGAAGAGGCAGAAGATGGGGTAAGATGCACCGTGGTGTTGACATCGGAACAAGTGGTCAGAAAGGTTGGTATGTTGCTCTCAAACTCAAGGGTAAGGTTAGTGATGTAGGAACCTTTGCTGGGTATGGAGAAACTGTTATTATCACGTCAGGTGGTAAGGATTATCTGTTTGCTCACCTTGCAAAAGGTAGTATCATGGTTACAAAGGGTCAAAACTATGATGGTGAAGTCATTGGTGAGATCGGTAACACTGGTGCTGGAACTGGAGAACACCTTCACTTCGAGGTAAGTCCTGAAGGAACGGGTGGTTATCAGCAAGATGAAGATCCAATGCCTTATGTTCAATATCTGGAGATTGGTAGATTTGATGGTACTGCAAACAGTGACCCAGGACAGAATGATACTTCTTCTCAGGGTGAATTAAGTGTTGAACAACCACCAAAAAGAAGTGATTTTGGTTCTGGAAGAAGTGGTGGTAAGGCATTTGCAAAAGCACAAAAAGAGTATAAAGAACGACAGACTCAGGCACAGATGAGTTCAACACAATCTTCTACACAATCTCAGGCATCTAGTACAAGTAGTATTTCACAAGGAACTTCATATACACCAGGACCAGGATCATCAGGTACAGGTACAGTGATTGCTCCTATGCCAGCACAAGCACCTGCAAGTGGTGGTGGAGGTGGTGGAGGATCACCTATTGGTGGTATTAGTCCGACTACTAAAGACGTAGTAAATAGTTATTATAAGTCACAACTTCTTGGCTTCTTATATAAACAGGGATAATGTCAGATTCGCTTACAGGACCATCTAATATTCAAAAGTTTAAAATTTCTTCTAATCAGGGAGGTGGATCTGCAGACCTTACTGGTGGTATTGTTGATTTTAGATATTATGAGAGTGTGCTCTCCAATAATGTTACAGCAACTGCAGTGATTACTGATAGTGGTTTCAAAGGAGAAGGAAAAAAACTGAAGGAAGATGTGGGTGTGTTAGACGGTCTTCCTATCAGAGGTGGTGAGAGAACTGATATTGTGATTGAGGATAATTATGGTAATCAACTTAGATTTAAGGATGGATTATATGTGAATAGAGTTCGAGGTGCAGATCCTGGATCTCAGAAAGAGGTATTTTCGATTGACTTTGCATCTAAAGAATATTTTGCAAATGAACAGTCAAGGGTACTGGGAAGATATGAAGGAAAAATATCTGAACATGTCACTAAAATTATCACTGCAATGAAGGGTAATCTTGTAAAGATTGATAATACATCTCTTAATTACAACTTCATCGGTAATGATAGAAAACCATTCTATACTTGTACTTGGTTAGCATCTAAAGCTGTTCCTGATAAAGATGTTGGTAAGAGAGCAGGATATCTTTTCTTTCAAACAAGAGATGGATTCTTCTTTAGATCTATCGATAGTATCTTTGATGAAAATGCTGTTAAGAAATATATTCTGAACAATACTGGTCAGTTACCCCAGGGATATACTGCAAATATTCTTGACTACAGTATTGATAGTGATATTGATTTAAAATCTAATCTTACGTTGGGTACATATAACAGTAGAGCTATCTACTTCAATCCATTTGCGATGGATTACTACGTTAAAGAATTTAAATATCAATCAGATAGTCTAGGAAAGGCTGGTAAGTATTTTGGTGGAGATCAAGTTGCAGAAGAATTTACACAGACTCCAACCAGATTGATGAGTCATATATTTGATGTTGGTGCAATGCCTAACGGATCTGGTAATGATCAATTGGCCCAATGGAAAGAAAATTCTACAGCACCGAATTACGATGCTGAGAACACCATGGCACAATCAGTCATGAGATATAATCAGATCTTCTCCGTCAAAACTAATATCACCATTCCTCTCGATTATAGTATCAAGGCAGGTACTCTTGTTCAGTGCGATTTTCCGCAAGTCAGTGGTGAACATAACATGGAAAAGAACGAACAGACAGGTGGGATATATATGGTAGCAAGTGTGTGTCATAGGAACACACAACGTGAAAGTTTCACGAGATTGGCTCTGGTAAGAGACTCATTCGGAAGTAAAACAGGTTTCAAATGATCGAACAAGGACTCTTTAAAAGATATTTTGTAGGTAGAGACGGATTCATCTGGTGGATCGGTCAGATCGCTCCTGAGTCTACATGGAAGGATAATAAACCTGCTGGTCCTGTCGGATCCAATGGAGACATGCAGGGTTTTGGTGAGAGATATCGTGTCCGCATTATGGGTTACCATACGGCAGATGTTGATAGTCTTCCTGATGAAGAACTACCATGGGCATACATCATGTATCCCGTCACGGCTGGTACAGGTAGTAGAGGAAGTTCTACATCAGCAAATATAACTCAAGGTGATTTTGTCTTCGGTTTCTTCATGGATGGTGAAGATGCTCAGATGCCAGTCATCATGGGTCTTCTTGGTAATAATGAATATGCTGCAGTTCAAAAGAACATCACACCATCAAGATTCATCCCCTTTAGTGGATTTACAGAATCAGATCAACTTCCCAGATATTCGATCAAAACAAGTCAAGGTGATGAGGTAGTCCAACAAACTGGTGCTCAGACAACAGAAGGTAATACTCAGGCACAAGGTGATAAAGCAGAAGCACCTAATAATACAGTTGCCGATGAATCTGCAACTCAATCAACGACAACTGTTGAAGCTGCATCTACTGCTGCTGCGGAAGAACAGACACAACCTCTCGCACAACCATCAGACTGTGAACCCATTCCTATGGGTAAAATTCAGCAGGATATTAAGAATGCAATCACCGAAATCCAGAAGTTACAAAAGTCAATTACTGACTATGAATTGGTAGTCACAATTTCTGGAAGAGAATATAGTATATCTGACATAGAACAACAAATTCAGAAGAAGAAAGCTTGGGTGACTGAAAAGGTTTCTGAGGGCATAAAATGGGTGATGAAGCAATCTCAGAAGTTTGTGACTAGAACAGTCAATCAGATTATGAATAAGACATATTTTCTCATATTCCCAAGTGATAGACCAGCACTTCATACTGCAATTCAAACAGTCATGGATACTATTGCATGTCTGTTTAGAAAGTTTGTCAAAAGTTTGATTACTGACGTTGGTTCTATGATGGAAAAGGCAGCAAATAATGTGATTAATGCAGCCTCATGTGTAGTTGAAAACCTCATTGCAAATACACTTGGACAAATCATCGGTGAAATTTCCTCAGCAGTTAATAACGTTCTAGGTGGTATCACAGCACTTACAGGTCAGGCAACCTCGTTGGCAGGTGAAGTTCTTGGGATCATCAATGATCTTCTTTCATTCCTAAGTTGTGAAGAACCACCAAACTGTCCTGGTGTCAACAACTGGAATATCTTGGGTGGTGCTGCACCACTGACCGCAGGTAATATTGATTCATTGGTCAGTAAGGCAAGTGCAATTGCAGATACTGCGGCTGGTATTGTTGATGGTGCTACAAGTGTTGGTGAAGGTCTTGATTTCTCTGATGTTCTTGAACTTGATTCTTGTAATCTTGGTCCTATTCTATGTGGAGCACCTTTAGTAGAATTCTGGGGTGGATCAGGTGCTGGTGCCGCAGCTAACCTTGTGATTTCAAATTTAGGTGAGGTTATTGGTGTTGATTTGATAAGCTTTGGTGCGGGATATTCAAATGCAAAGGTCAATGTAAATGATCCATGTGGTAATGGAAGTGGTGCATATTTACAACCAGTCATTGGTAATTATTTCACCGATGCTACTGACGATGATGGTAACGTAATATTGGATTCACAAGGTAATCCAGCACAAGTTGAAGTTGAGAATGGGATTATTGATGTAATTATTGTTGAACCAGGTGCTGGATATCTTCCAGGTCCCGACGGAAGTAAGGGTGCCAATGGTTATACTTGGGCAAAACCTGAGGATACTACTGTCAAACATCCTGATGGTTCATATGACACACCTAAACCACCAGGTATTCCTATTATTGTCAATCCTGGTGATGAGGTTGAAACACCATCAGGAACTATCGTGATCACAGAACCTCAACCAGGTGGTACAGATGATGGAATTGGTCAAGGTGGTGGTGAAGAAATTATAGGTGGTGGTCCTTTTATCATCACTTCTCCAGGTGTATTCACATCTCCAAAACCTGACTTTGAGAAGACTGCTGGACAATACCCTGTTGTTTCAAGTGGTTCTTATCCAGTTCTTCTCTATCTTTGTGATGTATTGATTCTTGACTCTGGATTCAACTACTCAGAAGGTGATCAGATTATAATAGAACCAGACATTGGTGCAAAGGCAGAAGCCAAGTTTGATGCTCAAGGTAGAGTTACATCTATCAAAGTAACTGAGGGAGCAGAAGGATTCACTGAGTTCCCAACACTTTACATCAAATCAAATTCAGGTTATAATGCTGTATTACGTCCTAAACTCTGCATAGATAGAGTTGGTTCGGACGAACTCAGAGAACCTATGGTACAAGATAAGATCGTCAGTGTAATTGATTGTGTAGGTAAATTTTAATGGCATCTCAACAAAACTATCATACAGTTAGGTACGGTACTGCTGAGGGTGAGATTAAATTCGGTCACATTACTCAAGACAATCAAACGTCTGCAGTGATGTTGAGAAATGGTCACCATCCAACTCACTACATCACTCTAGATCAAACTGGTGCACCACATAGAAAACATGGAACAATCTGTCGTTCTCCTGGATCATTCCAGGTAAGAGCAGGTGACAATACACCTAAAGATGAACCTGGAGTTTATGTTGAGGCAGTAAGTGGTGACTTGGTTCTCCGTGCCCCAAGTGGTAGAGTGAGAATTGAAGGTCAGAATGTTGACATAATTGCTGCTGGTTATGATGGTCAAACAGGTATCATTAACATTGATGCCAATGATAAAATCCTCATGAGAGCACAAACCATTGATGCATCTGCTACAGCCAGTCTTAAATTGTTCTCAGATAACACTGTAAATATGATTGCTAAAGGAATCTTAGAAGTTTATGGTGGTCTGATTGACTTTGCTGATGGAGCTTGCAGTATCAAAGGATCAAAAGGTGGATCTTTAAACGAAATTAAAAATACGATCTTATGAAGGTACCAGATTTAAAAGTAGGTAAGAGACTCTTTGTCGGAGATGGACAACCCATTGCTCTGGGATTAGGTCCAACTGAAGTACGAGGTTCTTCGCATATTGAAGGACCACTACACTTAGGTAGTCTTCCATTTCCTAATGTTTGGGCTACATGTATGATTGGTCCGACGGCTAATCCTGATTTGGTGGCACCACCATTTATTCCTGGTTCTCTTTGTATGGGAATCAGTAATCCATATTCTCTTGCTGTTGTTGGTCCTGCAGCATTTATGGGTAATATTGACACAAACATGAGTGTCAATGTAGGATTAAACGTAATTGCACAAGGAGAAGTTGTTTCTCGCTGTGGTCTTCACGTTTTATCAAGGAAGAAAAACTTTGATATTCCACACCCATCAAAGAAAGGTTGGAGACTAAGACATACGTGTCCAGAAGCTCCCACTAATGATGTTTATATCAGAGGTACGGTCAAAAATGAAGACACTATTGAGTTACCATCTTATTGGAAAGACTTTGTTGACCAAGATTCGATTACTGTAAGTTTGACACCAATTGGAAGTCATCAAAATGTAATTGTAAAACGGATTGATAAGGATAAGATTTATCTTCAATCTCAGGGTTTACCAATTCATTGTTTCTATCATGTTTATGCAGAAAGAAAGGATGGAGAAAGACTTATTCCAGAGTACAAAGGTAAAACTCCTGGAGATTACCCAGGTAACAACGACGAATATTCAATTTCAGGATACCACTACGATATAAAGAAATAAAATGTCATTTTCACCATTCACTCCAAGATCAATCGGTAAAAGAGATTGTTCCGATAAACAAGCTACGGGAGCAGATTCAACCATATATTCTTACATTCAAAAAAACGACAATGATGATACGGTAGAGGATGATATCCAACCACCCTCATGTCCAAAACGTATTCATTCCACTGCACAGATTGATAGTCTCAAGGTAAACACATCAATCATCGGTGATGGAAGTATCAATATTGCTGGTGGGGTTACTGCTGGTGGTCACACACTTGCAATTAAAAAGGACTTTGATATTCCTCACCCAACCAAGGAAGGTCATCGTCTCCGCCATGTTTGTTTAGAGGGACCAGAGGCTGGTGTTTATATTCGAGGTAAACTAAAGGGAACAACTATTACGGTTCCTGAATATTGGAAAGGATTGGTTGATGAAGAAAGTATTTCAGTTCATCTCACACCAATCGGTTCTAATCAAGACCTATACGTTGAATCTATTGAATGGGGAAGAAGAATTCAAGTTAGAAATGCTTCAGGCGGTCCCATCGAGTGTTTTTATCTTATCCAAGGAGAAAGAAAGGATGGAGAGAAATTGATTGCCGAGTATGAGGGAACATCTATCGACGACTATCCTGGTGACAACAGCCAGTACACTCACAATAAGTAAACTGGCACATTACCCTTGACACGAGGTTCTGGTTGGTCTATACTAACAGAGTAATCAACAGACCCCCATGACTTACAGGATCAACGAAGAACAAGATGACGAATATTTGACCAGAGTGGTAGTTGATGAAGCTTTGTCTAAGTTCTATCTTTATTCAAGTTATGGAGATAAGAGAACTGTAGATTGTGATAATATCGATGAGTTCACTACAGTTCTTGAGTTGATTCAACGTGTCGTCAATGAAGACATTGTTGCATATGCCGAACCCCCTGCTGAACTGTGATCATTCATTCATATAATCTGTATAAAGAAATTATCGAGTGTTACGACTATGAGACCAGAAACCCGTCAATCTATGGAAATGTTATTCGCGGCGAAATGGAATTTACCGAAAGCGGCGAAGAACTGCAATCTGACGGACAAGGAGATGAAGATTACGTTCAATGAATATTGTCGTCTAAACCCTGCCACTTGGGAAACTGAGTGATTTTTTGCGAGTGTGGCGGAATCGGTAGACGCACCAGACTTAAAATCTGTTGACTATTAAGGTCGTGGGGGTTCAAGTCCCCCCACTCGCATTATGAATTGAGTGTTTTATTATTCGTTGTTAGAATACTTACTAATACGAAACATACATGCCACTTACACCAACCAAATACGACAAAATATACGTCAAATCAAGAAACCCATACAAAACACCCGAACCTCAGATATATAATGATGAGAAGGAAATACAACTT